CTCTATTTTAGCGCCGTTAGCAAGTTGGGATTGTATCAGTTTTACATTGCCTCCTAAAGCAACATATTGTAAAACTAAAGAATCCTTCATCTGCTTGGCCATTTTCAATTGATTTTTACTTAATCCGCCGGAATCTATAGCCAATTTTAATTCATTTTCCTGAGCGTTCAAAATTTTCTGTTGCGTTTGTAATCGTGTATTTTCTAATTCAAAAGATAGATTGACATATACCAATCCAGCTTTTTTCTTTTCCTCGATTATGGACGCAATTGATGACTGTATATCTGATAACCTATTAAGTTTGAGTTGAGATTTTTCTTGGTCACTTAAATTTTTACCTATGTCCCCGGTAAGAGATTTAATCTTTTCAGTTAAATCACGTGATGTGCCTAAACTTTTAAGTGAATTGGCTAAAGCGGCTGGATCAAATGGTTGTGTTGCCATATAATATATAAATATGACAACTATATCATTTTACACTAAAAAGGCTTGTCTACTTTACCCGACTTTTTAGAGGGTTCCTTGTAACTATCACTTTCTTTGTTCTTTATATTTGCTAATTGAGCATAATAAAAATTGCGCAAAAACACGGGTAATTGATACGCAATTTGTACATTTACAGCTCCTTGCGAGAAGTAACTCAATTCAAATATTTGACTGTGAACTTGTACCTTATATTCAGGACTCAGGCCAAAAAAACTGTACCGTCATAGGTACATCCATCCTTTCCACCTCACCACAGTGTTCACATACAAAGTCAAAACCCATATCCAATTCAGGCGCAATTGTTTTAATATAGGATCTCAACGCCATACTGTCCTTAGATAATAGATCATTATCAACAAACTTATTAATAGCAGCTATATCAGGCTTTCCATCGATACTGACGATCAACTTCTTAAGTCTAGTAGTAACTTCGGCGCTAGATTGTTTTTTAATCTTGGTTAGAGCCTTGATATCACGATCAATACTTTCTTGATCACCTGACGTAATCAGTTTAAACGTGATTCGTCTCTTGCTGAATGGAAACTCAAATTCAAATTCGTTGGTACCTTTTTGAAACTTACTAAAATCCACTTCTTTTTCATTTAATGTGCTTAAATCAATATAAGTTTTGTTTTCGGTATTACACTTTTTACATTCAATCTTTACTGGTCCATATTTATCACCATATGCCAATCGTCTAGCAGCGATAAATAAAGAATTTTTATCAATCATTAACAAGTCTTGAGTTCTTACGCCGGGCGTAACAATTAGACTTTCCATCAATTTATCCAATACGGTACCGTTTTTGATGAAATTTTCATTGGTCAGAATATCTTCTTCCCTAGCAGTCATCATCTTTAATTCAATGCTTCCTTTGCTCAATGGATTAGATTCATCATAAAAATAACCCTTTGATGGCAAATCAATTGTTTCAGATGGATAACTTGTAGCTACAGGTGTGGGAGCAGCTGAATGTTGTTGTTTTAATTTTTGAATAATAATTTCGTCACTCATAACTTTATAACAATATATAGAACATTATATAACTTTTTAATTATTATATTTAACTTGGAGTTGATTGTACTGCAACTTTTTTACTATCCACCGAAGCCTTCTTTATTTTTACATTTGCCTCAGCTGCAGCTTTTTCCTCTGGAGTCGTAGCCGATGATAAATTATCATTTGCTTTTTTTAAATCTTCTTCTGCGCCTTTAAGTTCCGCATTTCGAAGATCCTTTTCAGCTGCATTTCTTTTTTCTTTGGCAGAATTTATTTTAGCTTCGTCTTCTTTTAAGATACCCACAATCAATTTCTTTAATAGCTTCTTTTGCTTTTCTGTCAATTTACCACTGGTGTTACCCAATTTGTTGTTTAATATCTTATGTATCTTGGGATTATAACTACCAAATAGATCCACGATAAACGATTTTTGTTGTTCGGGATTTAATGTTGTATACTGAGATCTTAATTGACTTGCACTTCTTGCTGGTAATCCTAATACTGTAAAATCTGTTGTTGGCACTGTAATTAAGTAACCGTGTTTAATTGCTGGTTCCAATTTGCTTTCATTTTTTGGCATTGGCTGCAAATACGAAGGAGATCCATCTTTTTTGACAAAGTTCTTGAATCTTGGATCTTCAGCCATATCTTTTTGACTAACCGCAAAAATAATACTGTCACGTTCTACATTGATTGGTATCTGACTTGATACACTTTGCAAATTATAGTTGTTTTTGACATTTAGTATTTTATTGGGCGGTATACCAGTTGCCATCATCATTTCTTTTTTCTCATCAAATGAAAAAGGTGACTTTGGCAATTCAACTACTCCGGTGGTTGTTATGTATACATCATTGCCACCAAATTTGGTGCTTAAATAGTTATATACACCCTTGTGACCTGCGTGAAAAGGATGAAATCTACCAGGATAAATGACGAATACTTTCTTGCCCATTTGCATATGTTAATAAATAGAAAACCCCACAGATAAATGTGGGGTTCTTTTTGATTTGGTAAAAATCTTAATACTGAAGAATTGCGTAATCGATTGATATTGTTAAACTAATCATTTGCGCAGCACCATCATCGCTCCAATCCATTTCTTGAAAATCAGCGCTTGTGATAAATGAACCCTTTAGTGTCCATTCTTCCACTTTATCGCCGACGGGACCAAGAACGTTAATAGTAAGATCTTTTTTATAGAAATCTTGATAACAATCGCGACCGGTAACGGATTCGTGATGCAAACGAACCCACTCCATTACTGCTTGAGCGCCAGATGGTACAATTGGATCATAAAGTTCCATAGTAATTTCATCCCAAACACTCTTACCCTTGTAGTAACTTTTTGTGTTCATATGGTCAAGTTCTTTTCTAGCTTGTGTTAGCTTAGGACGATTGACCTTTTTAATAATGAACGATGGAATACCATCGGCGTAAAGAATAAAACGATTTTTTACTTTTGGTTCGTAAGCTGTAGCGAATATTTCACTTGGATTTAGTAGTTCTGCCATATTTTTACCTTATGTTATTGATTATAAATATAAAACGATTTATATTTTAATTAACTTTTTTTAAATATGACTTAAATTTTTATCCGTGATATTATTTATCGCGTCTTTTAGTTGATTAACGTACCCACTGGATCTCAAAAGTTTGAACACTAAGTTTTCGGTGCTGTATTCTCCACTTTTAGCCAATCCAGTTTCACGCATTTCATATAACCGCTTTACCAAACGTTTCAATTTGTCTAGATCTTGTTCTTTTACAGCCATATTAATAAATGTTACATATTCTTTATATTTCTTTGAAATAGTAGCTTTATCAATCTGTATGTCTTCTATTTGTGGCTTTTTTACCCAAGTATTTTTAGTCAAACTATATACAGCTTGACTTCGGTTAACTTCATTAACATCTTGAATATAAACTTCCACTGGATGATTACCAATTCGAATGTCATGCGAATCATTCCATTTACTTTTTAATCCACCCACATAATTCTTAACAATTTCTTTATTATCATTAATCTTAGAAAAGTCTACAAGCAAATGTAAATCTATATCACTGGTGGGTGACCAATTATATCCGGCGGTACTACCAAGAAAATATACATTTTCAAGCGGTACATTCAAATCAGTATCTTTGTAGAAAGTATTTGCTATAGTTAATAGTTTATTTAATACTTCAGGCTTTATTTCATCTTTAGTTGCCCAAATTTCAGGATTTAAAATACTATTATAAATTCTATGTTTTTCTTTAATACCCAACATTTCTTTTAGTTGATTAATAGTATCTATAGCATTTTTATGCAATATTGCTTTGCCACCAGCATTTATAAAATCATTTACATTATCTTCACGATCATCTATTAAAATACTATCAGCATTTGCAAACTTTGCTTTTAAATTTCTATGCGGTACCAAATTAGCTTCAATATCAATCTTATTATTAGCTAACCATTGCTTTTTACCAATATAAGATAATTTACTAGGTGCATGACTCAATATTTCTACAGGTAAATTTTTTACAAAATTATAAAGCAACTTACCATCTTTCATCCAAGGCATTGTAGAATAATATTCAGGACAATTTTTATCAACAAATTTAAATCTATTTTTTTTGCCATGCTCAACATCATAAGTTTCTACAGGCACTCCACCACTATAGCGCTTAAACTGTGATTCCCAATCACTTATTACTCCATCCATATCCAAATATATTTTATGTTTATTAGTAATCATTTATAATAAATAGTAGCATATCAAGCGCTTAACTTTAATTTAACTATCAATAATTTAGTATTATTTAATTAATATTTAACAACCACTTAATTCAACAAGCGCTTGCTTATGCTTATACTTTATATAAATTATAAAGTCAAGACTATTAATAATTATAATTTTAATTTGGCTTAATAGGCCATACAATATTATCTAAATCATCTGCGATTTGAGGTATATCTCTTAAAGACTGTCTATATTGTCTATATGCAGTTTTTTGCGCATCTGAATAAGCTTCCCATCTATCAATTGTTACGTAACTATCAGATTCGTTTAAAAGTTCATCACGATACAGTCTGACTTTTATTAGCTTATCCGATTTAATTTCCACATCTGTTTTATCTAAAACTTCAACTGTATAAACTATATTATCTTTTAGTACTGGTACATCTAATAAATTAAAGATTTGTGTTTCTGGATTATGTGGTATATATTCAAGTACTTTATATAAATTGTGAGTCTGTAAAAATTCATCAGGTATTCCAACGTCAGGAAATGAAACGTTAGGAAACATTGTATAGATACTCTGTATATAAATTGAATTGTTTATTATTTTTGCTACTTTCATAATTTTATTATTTTGATCCACCCGCAGTTAAATACGCAACTCTTTGATAACTTCTATCAGCCGCGTTAAACATGAATTTATCTACAGCTGGAACTGTAGCACTTAAACCGCTATAAAGAGCGCTGCCAGCTCCAAATGTAATATAAGCGTTGCTACCAATATATGCAGTGGTTCTGGATGTGCCAAAAAATGTTGTTGGTGATATTGTTACTGAAACGAAAGCATCATCCACACTCGCATTTTGTAAACTGGTCCAATTTGTAGGAGGCCAAGTACCCGCAGAGCTTGCGCCTAAAGAAGGGGCTATTGATCCTGCGGCTGTCGCAACCCCGTTTATATATTGATAACCAGAATAAAATGTAGTGGTTGTGCCTGATGCATTCCAAACATATGTAGTATTAGCTGAAGGAGAAAGAGATGTACCAGTTCCTCCAGCAGTATAATGACCAGAAAATCCACCAGAATTAGCCCAATTACCTAATCTCAATTCTACAAATCCATCTGTAAATAAGTATGCTTCATATATACAGGTACTGGATCCAGGTGTTCCACTTGTAGTAGTAGCGCCTTCATATCTTACCAAAGTATAATTTACTGCCGAGCCGGCAGCTGTTTTACTTCTTATTAATGATGATCTACCTGATCCTATTGTTGCCATAAGTATTAGAAATTTTGTCCGCCTATAAAACCATACCAGTTTGTACCATCATATATAAAGCTAAATATATCATATTTACCGTTTGTTGTAGTTAATGTTGGCGCTGTTCCACCTGGCCATTTGACACCCACGACTCCAAATGTCCAAGTTATAGTATATACAGATCCGTTTGGTATTGTTACTATTGTAAATGAATTAACTTTTCCAGCGGTTAAATTATTAATAGTAAAACTATTAACACTAGCATTAAGAGTTAACAAAGCAACAGTTGTAGTATTAAGGTCTATAGTAACAACACTAGATGTAGGTGCAGTAGTTGCATACGTTTCCTTAACACCTTGTATGCTACTTGCTGCAGCAATTGTAACTGTAGTTCCATTATCCGTTATAGTAGAAGTTGCGAGTGTTGTAGCACCACTAAACTTTGCAACTATATTATTTGTGCCACCAGAAACTCCGGATCCACTTGTACCACTACTTCCACTTGATCCAGTTTGTCCACTTGTACCACTACTTCCACTTGATCCAGTTTGTCCACTTGTACCACTACTT